TTCCAGCATGGCTGTCGTAGTCGGATAACCGGCGTCATTGTCAAGCGGCGACGGCGTTGATTCCCCGACCGGCAAGCCTGCATCGGACTGTTCGTCAGCGGAGTCGTAGGTGTAGCTTGTCCCTGTGAGACTGCTCACGGTGCGCAACAGATTATCGTCCTCGCCGTAGAGTCGAATCCTGTAGGTCGTCCCGGCCTCCGGGCCAATGCTGGCATCGTCCTGCTCGACAATGTAGGCCGTCTGTGCCAGGCGGTCCCGATGCTGCCACGACAGCGCCAATTCCGCAGTCCCGTCGATTGTCTCCGGATACACTTCCGTGTTGACCCGCAGCTTTCCGGGAGCGTAGGGGCGGTATTGCCGCTGGTCGAATGTCAGACTCGAAGGCGTGGCAAGTGCCAGGTCGAAAGTCCCCTGCCCTGTCGCCGGCAGAATCTTGACGTCGAGGACTTCGCCGTCCACATACTCGGTCTGGTCGTACCCGAGATTGCCATCGGCAAACCAGATGCGCGAACCTGCGGCATGCGTCTCCGGGACAGTGTCGAGCACGCCGCGTGAAATCGTTGCAGTCCCGGCCCCGGCGTCGATGGCCGTCACCAGCACATACTCGCCGCCGATGACTGCGTAGGTATCGACCTCGACGAACTCGAGATCGATACCACTCGTCAGCGTCAGGGCTGTCGTCGTTTTCGTGAGCGCGCCAGAGATCGTCGCCGTCGGGCAAAAGTCCCCGACACCGACCTCGGCATAATCCGCCGAACCGACCTTGGCATAGATCGAGTAATTGAACGCATCACCGCTCGGACGCGCGGCAACGGTCACAAGATGTCCGTCAGCCGCATCGACGTAAGACAGGTCTGATTGCGACAGGTTGCGAGCGAGGTCCCAATATGGCGCCTCCATCAATGCACTCGCCGGAGCCGCAGCAGGGGCACTGCCAGGGTCTACCCATGTAGAGCCCTGATCAACGAGATAGGTTGCATCAGGCAGCGAGAATATATCCTCGACGGCATCGATGATGATCTGCCCGTCTGTCAGTGTGCCGCGGTTGACCTCGAGCACGCGGAATACAATGTCATCGATCCCGAGGACTGGCCAGTTAAGCCGGATGACATCGCCAGGGAAAACGCGCCAGGCAGCACGAGTTGCCGTCAGCCTGACCTTGGCCAGAGGCGTCGACACCGCAATCAGGTCGCGCATGGCGACGCGCTGCGCCAGTCCAGGGAATACGATTCCAGGATAATTGCGCGTCTGGGCAACAACTGCGCATTGTATCTGGACGTTGGCCAGGTCCTGCACAGTCGTGGAGGTTTCTTTTCCGGCGGCCCCATCCGTGTAGACGACGGTGATTTCGTTCACCGTTTCACCCCAGGCCTGACGCTGGTAATCCTCGACTGAAATCAAGTTGTCAGGGCCGTAGACGTCCAGGTCGCCGATGTCGTAATCGTCGCGGATCAGCTTGAGCGCGAATTTAGCGGTATCCGGCACGACATAAAGCAAGCCCCCAATGTGGTCAAGAATCAGGCCGATGAAGTTTTCGATGGAATCCTGCTGGTTCCAGACCATAGACAGGCCAAAGCCTTCGGCATACAGCGCATCGGCGGCGGCGGTGAATGCCGCGTCGTCGATGGATGCGGTCGGGTAGCCCATGCCCCATGCCGTGTCGGTTAGGCACTGATAAATGATGTGCGCCGGGTTCATCGCCACGTTTTCCAGCCGCAGGACCTCGACGGCAAGGAATGTCCCGCCAAGGGCTGGAAGTTCTTCGTCGTATGCCTTGACGGCAATCGAGACGGATGCGCCGCTCACGACGATGTCAGCAACCTGGATCGATGTGATTTGCGTGTTGCTGGAATTGATCGTCGCCGCGACAGCGCCGTTGACGAATACCACCGCACCGTTTTCGACATGGACGCGCAGGATGTGCGAGTAGCTTGTATTCAGCGGGATCGTCGTGCGCGCCCACAAGATCGTCTTGATTTCCCACGGCGAATTTGGCACGCGCGAACCGTCGACAAGTTCTCCTGGAGCTCCCGTGATTCCGCTTCCGAACGGGCCGGCGCCGCTTGTCCATCCAGAAGACGGAATCTCAAGATTAGACGTTGCCGGGTTACTGTGATGAGCGATCTGTTTGTATTCCCACCCGGATGCGTAGTACGGCAGGGTAGCGGATTCGACGATTTCCGCCTTGCCCGGATACCAGCATGATCCTCCAGTCCATCCCTGCTTGATGCGACGGACACGGAATGCCCAAGGCTTCAAGTAAGGATTGTTCGATGTGACATGACCGCCGTTCCAGACAGTCGTCAGGATGCCGCGAAAAGCGGGGAGGCCCGCCCCGATTTTGGCGGCCAGATAACTGTTTTCGCTTTGCCCGGACGTTCCCATGAGGACGCTGAGGTCTCCGACCACGCCGCCTTCACGCTTTTTCCCCCCGAACAGGTCAGGCTTGTTTATCGACACAGCGCCGGTTGACGTCTGCTCTCCGGTCCAGGCGTCGCGGTCTCCGATGATGACCCGAAGCAGCGCATCTACAGGCCCTTGGCACAAGCCGAAATGCAGGCCAAGGTAATACTTGTAGCCAACGGTTATCTTCTTCCCGCTACCCATTTGTATCTCCTTCGGCGCGGGAAATGGCGCGCTCGACCATTGCGTTATGGCCTCGCGCGCGCAGCGTTGCGGCATTGATTCCGTGCCGCAGGAATGCCTGCCAGTCCAGCCCCTCGCGCGCGAACCACGCCCGCAAGCCGCGATTGCAGTAGCCGATCTCCCGGCAGTGGCGGTGTTTAACCGTCGTCATTTCTTCCCTGCCTTTTCCTTGATCGGAACCGCCTTCAGGTCGCCATACCAGAGCACGTTCGGGCCGGTCAATGTGACGGTCCCGAATACCACTGGGATGGGCCTTCCCTCCTCGGCGACCGGGACATCGAAATCCGTGATCGATGCCGGCTTCGGTGTCGGCGGCTTCGGCGCAAGGGCGTAACTGATCAGCGAAGAGACGATCAGCGCGACGATGTAATAGACGATGTCCATGATTCGACCTCAGTAAAGCGTCGCGCCGTTGAACGGGTTTTTGCCGGTGAAATGAGGAATGCCGCCGTAATTAAGCGAGTTGGCGAACTTCGTTCCGCACGTCGCCAGCGTGTGATCGCATCCTGGGTAAATTCCGACGGTCGCGGATGCTGCCAGCCCTGGAACCGGGAAATTGATCGTGATCGTGCCGCCAGTCTGCCCGCGAATCGCGCGCCGCTCAAAAATCCCGGTCGAACTTTCCCACTCGAGATAGCCGCCGGAAAAGTATCCGTCTACGTAAGCGCCCATGTCATTAAGAACGATTCCGACTCCGGACACAGACGCCACCGTTTTCGTAGCCTTCCATGTCGCTCTACTTAGCGCGCAGCCAGGGCCGTAGAGGACATGCGGACACGGGCGCTGATACAGACGGCGCATGCCGTTGCGCTTGAGCGAGGCATAAACGCTTTCGCAGTGTAGATCGGCAGATGCGTTATTCCATGTCACGTTGAGAACGCGGCCAGTCCACATGGTGATTGCTTCGCCGTCGCCTTGGTGGAGGCGGCGCAGCGTCATTGTCACGACTTCCTCTGGTGGCGTGAACCGAAATAGGTCAAGCACTGCCAGATCTGTCGCGCAGGTGAGATTCAGCGCAGCCCTGAACATTTCCTGCGTCGCCTCAATCGCGGCGCGCGCTATCGGCACGGCGGTGTAGGTGTTGCCACCGTAGGACACATCGCCATCGGCGCTGGTGTACCGGAATGCGGCCGTGCCGTTGAGAAACTCGTAAAGCTCGACGGGTCGCCCGGACTGGGCTGCGGCTTCGGTGGCGGCATAGGTCATGGCACAGGAACCTCGATGCATGGAACCGATACGGCAATGCCGGCGCGGGCGCGGTGGAGGAATTCGATACGGTCGGCGTCAAAGCGCACGCAACGCAGGTAGCTGATTTTTCCGAAAGCCGAGACGGACACGGCAACGCCAAAGGGGCTATCCATCGTCAGGTCGATGGTCGGCCGGCCGCTCACCGACGGCCCGGCGCTGGCAGACGTGATACGCCGGCGATAGACGGCGCCGGTCGTTTCAATCTCGAGGTCGCAGGTGGTGCGGCCTAGCGACGTGGCACCCTTCGGCGCGAAGACGCGCAGCGTCGTGTCCGATGACCCGACATTTGCCGCCGCGGTGAGGTCGCGCTGCCAACTCGGCAGCCAGAAGGCCAGCCAGCGCCCGTAGCGGCTGCAGATCCACGCCCGCTGCGCGGCGACATCTTCCGGGCGTATGGCATGCCAGCGCATGGTGAACTTTTCGTTGGCGACGTCGCGCACCCTTTCTACTGCCGGGATTCCGGTCATGTTGTCGAAGATTTCGCGTGGCCATGTCAGCGACTCGGCCAGCGAGCCGGCGCCGACCACGGCCGGAAGCGGAAGCACGTCATGCCCGCGATACTGGCTGTAGGTGGTGGCGGCGTGCTGCTCGACGGCGGCCGCCTCGAAGGTAATGCTGGCCATCTGCAGATGGCCTGCTGGCCGATCGAATGTCAGTTCGACGGCGGCATGGGCACCGTCGACGCGATAGATTCCGGTGGCGGCGCGCGTGGTGGCGACGGACTGAATGACGATTCCGGTTGGCGACACGCTTTCGATGGTGCACACCTCGTTGTCGAGGATTCCGGACCACAATACGACCTTCTGCCCGGCAGCCAGGCCAAACCCGGATGTTGAAAACGTGACGGATACGGAAGATCCGGCTGAAACTGGCCCGCCGTATATCACCTGCGTCCAGTCCGGGACCTCGAACGCCGTGGCGCTGCGGACAAGCGCCCGCGCCGTGGCTTGTCCATCGGCATCGAGCCAGTGGCGGAAGCTCCACAGCCGGCGCGGACGCTCGCGCAGGCGCTGGCGCTGTTCGCCGGCACGGGCGCGCAGCACGTCCGTTTTCCATTCGAGAACCTCGATGGTCTCGTTAAGCGGGACGAATGGCCACAGGCTCATGCAATTGCCTGGCGCATGGCTCGCGAATTGCGCTGCACGGCATTGAGTATCAGCCGCTCTCCGGCGGCGCTGCCGAGATAGTCACCGACGACTGAGGTATCGAAGGCGTTGACGATGCGGATGTTCTGGGCTGGAGCCGGGGCGGACTGGTTGGCGGTGGCCTTTTGCTGGTCTTTGGTCAGCACCAGTTCGCCCTTTTGCAGGATGGCAGGCACCTCGTCCGACGCGAATCCGCCGTTGTGGTAGCGCTTGGCGCTAAAGAAGGCTGCTGCCGGGACGTTGCGCGAAAAACTGCCGCCCGCCCCGACAAGCCCGCCTTCATGGAATCCGACTGCTTTAATGATAGAGCCAACCCAGCCCCAATCGCCATCTTTACCCATCCCTCCGAATAGGGCTTTGGCAATTTGCGCGGCCGCGGCATCGGCGGCCATCTTGCGAATCGTATCTGCAAACTTCCTCGCCATGCCGTCTAGCCCTTCGGAGAACGGATCAAAGAGGAAATCTGCTAATGCGTTCTCGATGTTCTTGGCTGCCGCCTCGGTGAATTCGTCGAACTCGCCGACCACCTTCTCGGTCTTCTTAGACACCGTGTCCAGGCGGGCGGCGACGGCCTCGAGGTATTGCTCTTCGGCGATGCGGCCCTCGGTGAGAGCCTTGGTCAGCAGCAGCATGTCGTCACGCGACTGCTCGATCTTGGCTGTCGGCGTGGCGTCGAGCAGGCTGTTGAGGCGTGCCACTTCGTCGGCTGCGGCCTTGCTGGCGCCGGTCAGGTCGTCGCGCACGGCCTTGACGATTGCCGGGTCGAGACCTGCGGCAGCCAGTTCGTCGAGCTTTTCAAGCTGGCGCACCAGTTCGGCGGCCTTGACCGTGTCGGTTTTCTCGATGGCGCTGGCAATCCTCTGAACCAGCTGCTGGTCGTAGTCTGTGAAGCTGGCGGAGGCGCCGCCACCTGCACGGCCACGGCCTCCCCTGCCGCCCGCGCCACCACCTACCCCGCCGGAGAAGTTCAGCTTCTTGCGCGTAACATCGGCGGCGCCGCCGAGCTTCTGCATGGCCGCGATGTTTTCTTCGAGGCGCTGCGAGAAGAGCGGCTTCTGCGCCAGGCTGTCGAGATCGGATAACAACTCGCCGCCGATGGCCTTGGCCCCGGAGAAGCTGCCCTGGGCCACGGCGGCAGCGCTTGCTGCAGCGGCGCCGATGGTTTTACCGACGGCCTGCACCACGCGCACAACGCCGTCAAACGCATCAATGACGAAGCCGGCGGCGCGCACGGCGCTGATGGCCCAGTTCTGAATGCTGCCGTCTTCGGCCAGCCCGCGCGCCGCGCCGCGCACGCCGTCAGTGCCGCTCAGCACGTCGACGAAGGTCTTGACCAGCACATTTGCTGCAGGCACCAGTTCTGCGCTGATGATCTTGACCACGGCGCTCTGCGCGGCGCCCAGGCGCTTGAGGTTCTTTTCGTACTCTTCCGCCTGCGCCGCCTGCTCGGTGGTGACCTTTGCCACCAGGTCACCGGTGCTGGCCAGATCCTTGAGGTAGGGCAGCAGCTGCGCGCCGGACTTGCCGAGCAGGGTCGTGGCCAGCGCCGTCTTGGCGGCGCCGTCCTCGTATTCGGCGAGGCGCTCGGCCACAATCTTGAGCTGGTCCGCCGTGTCGACCGCGCCGAGTTCCTTCGGGTCGAGGTTCAGCGCCTTGAAGGCGGCGGCGGCATCGCTCGATTCGTCGCCGACCAGCGTGACGGCCTTGGCCAGCTTGACCATGCCGCCCTCGAGCAGCCCCATGTCGGTGCCGCTGATCTTGGCCACATTGGACAGCGCCGAGACTTTCTCGACGGTGCTGCCGGTGATCTCGGCGAGGTCGTCCATCGCCGCCGCGCCCTGGACATAGCTGTCGAAGGCCTGCTTGATGGCGCCGACGGAGAGCGCGCCGGCCAGCCCGGCAAAGATGACGGTCAGGCCGGTGAAGGCACTGCCGATCTTGTTTGCGGCCATTTCAGACAGCGCGCTCATCTGCTTCAGGTCGCGCTCGAACGTGGCGAGCCGCGTTTCGAGGTCGATTGAAAGCTTGGCGATGGCCATGTCAGTCTTCCTTGTTTCGGTGGTGTTGCAGGATCACGGCGAGCCGTTCGATCAGGCCGTCGATGTCGGTGATGCCCATCCAGCCAGCGATCAGCGGCAGGCCGTTCCAGTCGATGCCGCCGCTGCCGGTCTTGAGCAGGCTCACGACCTTGAGCGCCTCGACATCGGCGTCGCCGAGCTGCGGCGATTCGCCGTCAACCTCGATGCCGGCGGCCGCATCGAGGCAGGCAATCAGTTTTTTTCGATGCCCGCGCGCCGGGTTTCGTGGGCGATGACCGCATCGATGATGGCTTCGGCCACCTTCTTCAGCGCCTCGCGGTCGTCTTCCACCCAGACGCCCCAAAGCTCCGTATTGAACGGCGCGGCATCCGACGAGCCGGCGGCGGTGAAGTCGCACTCCTTGAATCCGTCCCAATCGACGACGAAGCGCTTGACCTCGGGCAGGTCGGCGGCAATGCCGGTAACCTTGCCGTCGGCGTCACGCTGCAGAAGGCCGCGCGTGTCGTGCTCCGACGGACGGCGCACGCGCACGCGCTTGCCGTCCGCCACATCCATCCAGACGCTGCGCTGGGCGAGCGCAGCGGCGACGAGTTGCTCGGGCGTCATCAGGCAACCGCCGGCAGGAAGAGCACGGAGCCCTTGACCGTGACGTTGAACGAGCCGGTGCCGAGCGCGCCCTGGCCGACGTTTTCACCGGGCAGCGAGGGCTGGCCACGGAAGACGCGCTGCGCGCCGTCGGAGAGCGTGATGCGGAAGACCAGGTAGGCTTGCGACAGCGCAGCGGCACGCACCAGCGCGAGCGCTTCTTCGTCTGTCGTCTCGAGCTTGAGATCGAAGCCGACCGTTTGCGCGGCCAGCAGGCCGTTGGCTTCCTGCTTGATGACATCGAGCAGGACGGTGGTGTCGATCTTGTCGGCATCGCCGCCGCCGATGTTGTAGGACGCAGCGCGGGAGAGCGTCGACCACGCGGTCACGGCGGTAAACTCTCCGGCGGTGAAGGCCGGATAGCTCGTGGTGTTGATGCCCTGCAGTTCGAATGTATTGGCGGCCGGTGCATCGACGCGGGCTGCCTGGCCTTCAAGCTGCGACATGCCGGAGACGCCGTCGAAATAGCCGACGGTGCCGTCCGTGAGCGCGTGCGCGGTGCTGGTGGCGACGCCGGGGTTAGCATTGGTGACGGCGGTCACGGTCTTGGCCGTGCCTTCGGTCTTCGAGACTTCGGCGCGAACATTGCGCCCGATGAGGGGAGTTCCCATTTTGCTGCTCCTTAAATGAAAAAACCCGCCGGGCGGCGGGTGGTTTGGTGAAAGCTGGTCTGGCCCGGCGGGTCAATCCCACCAGGTTATTTCGACGACATCGGCAAACTGCCCGATCTCGGCATCGAAACCGGAAAAGCGGTTGTCGTAGGGCACGCCGTTTGCCAGCAGGGCGGCCACGATGGCATCGCCGACGGCCTTGGCCGAGGTGCGCGTAGTGCTCCAGGCGACGATGCGGAAGCGGTAGGCGGTCGCTGCGGCCGTATCGTTCAGACACCACTCCGGCGTCGCGGCCTCGGTGCTGTACACCACGGCGGGCAGCGCCTTGTCCTCGGGGATCGCGTCGGGGAAGATGCGGGTCGACACCAGCGCCGTGAGCGGTGCGTAACCGGCGAGGACGGCGTAGAGATCGGATTCGGCGCTCATGCGAAGACCTCAAACAGACTTGGTTGCGCAACGGCGACACCGACACAGGCCGGTGAGCACCACAAGGTTTCCGAGGCGCTGTTTTCCACCGCCTCGTCGGTCAGGGCGTAGCCTTTGCGCGCCGTCCAGGTGCGGATGTTCCAGCCGTGGCCGAGCAGCGCGTCATGTTCGCCGGCATGGCCACAGAGAACGATGCGCAGCAGCGGGTCGGCACCGTGGTCGACGCACCATTGGCGCACGGAAGCGGAAATGCCGAGGCCCATGCCGCCGTTTCCGTAGTCCATCGCGCCTTTGTCGTAGGGCGGGTCGAGAAAAATGCCGGTCAGGCCGTGGCGGGTGGTAACGCTGTCTTTCAGCACCCGCGACCAGTCGCCGCAGGTGACGCGAACATCGCGCATGCGCTCATGCAGCGCGGCCATCCACGCGAAGATGAAGTCGCGGCGCGCTCCCTGCCCGGCGTCGCCGAGGTGCGGGAGCTGGCGGTTGATGCCCCGCCCGGCGGAGAGGTGCGGGAGCTTGCGGTTGATGCCCCGCCCGGCGTTGCCGAGGTGCGGGAGCTGGCGGGAATCGACGATGCGCTCGCCGTCATGAATCCACGGGCCGGTTCCGCTGCACCATCCG